TCTCTGGACAAGATGAACTTACAAAGGTTATACCACGATGTACAGCTATGGCATATTATGAAGACGGCACGCCTAAGCGGTCGTGTGGGGTATTCTATCCCGATATTAATGCTGTCTGGACAAAAGATATGGATGAGTTAGATTATAGAGGTGAAGATGGAACTATGGGTTATGGAAACGCGCCGGTAAGAGTTTATCAATCGAAACTTAAAGCCCTTACCGATAAACAATTCGACTCAAGTATTTAAGGGGGGCTCTAGGGTGGAGTCCTAGCTCCACGCCCTTCTTGACAGATAAATATTTCTATGATATAATAATATAAAGATTAAAGTGTGATGATGGGTAATCATAGATGCACACTTTCTCTCCCCTTTAGATGGAGTTGTCCTTCAGCTAGAGGATTCAAAAGTGCAATCTCATAACTATGAAAACCGATAACCAAGGTGTCATCATCACACACAACTTATTAGGAACGTATGGAAAATGAGTTATTAAAAAGACTTGTAGCAATAATTGCAAGATTTGATCAAGGAATACTTGACGCGCCCGGAAATATTGGGATTGATAAACCCGCAATCAGAGAAGCTAAGTTAATTATCAATTCTGACCAAGATACTTCCTTTGTGTATGATTTAAATCACAATGACGCGGCAGAGATTGTTGGTCAATTTTCTCTTTATAAAAAGGGAGAAGAAGATGTTGTTACTCCGATTCCTATTTCAAGTTTTGTTCAAGAAGGTAAGATTCAAGGTATAGAGATAAAGGATATTTTATTAAATTAAATAACAGGATATTATGACATTAAATGCAAGGGGTGGTGCTGAGTTGATTTACGAAAGAGTCAAGGAGAGAGTACCCGATGACCTGTGGAACTACTTCCAAATCATTCTTTCAAAAGTTCGTGAATTAGAAGATAAGCCTAAAATCCTCTGGTTTCAAGATACCTCTAAAGATCAAGAAGTACAATTCCTCAAGAAAAAAGAAGAACGAGACAAATACGAAAGATTTGTATTTCCTTCTGATTGGTCGTTGGAGAAGTACCATCTTGATCTGGGCATTGAATATGAGAAGAGTATCGTACTCAAAAATGCGATAGAACCAATTCCCACACACACAAAACCGAAAGAGGGCCCAACCAGACTTACATATATATCTACACCACATCGTGGATTGGATGTTCTCATTGCTGCATTTCGTGCTATGAAATTGGAGAACGTGGTATTAGATATCTATTCTAGTTTCAAGATTTACGGATGGGAAGGTACAGATGACCAAAATCAACCATTATACGATGCTTGTATGGATACTCCGAATGTCAACTATTACGGAACAGTATCCAACGAAGAAATCCGTTCAGCACTACAACAAACACACATTCTAGCATATCCGAATATATACAAAGAGACAGCGTGTATTTCTGTGATTGAAGCGATGAGTGCTGGTTGTGTTGTGGTCTGTCCTAACCTTGCAGTCTTACCAGAAACGTGTGCTAACTTTGCTTGGATGTATGGATATGTTCAAGACAGGATTGAACACGCCAGAAAGTTCTCTCATGTTCTGAGAGATGCAATTAACAGTTTTTGGGAACCACCAGTTCAGGCTCGTCTTACTTTTCAGAAACAATACTTTGATATGCACTATGACATCGACACTACCGCTAAGCAATGGACAATGATGTTAGAGACTATCAAAACAAACATTGAATATTCTAAACAAAAAAAATAATTATGACATTAAAAATTGATTTTAGTGAAAGTGATAAAAAAGAAGAAGAAACTTTTTCTCCAGAAGAAACCCCTAAAGCAGCAGGTGGTACTGAACTTATGCAGAAGTGGTTATTTTCTCGTATTGATCCAGAGTTAAAGAATTACTTTCAATTTGTCGCTTCTCGTAAAAGAAAGTTAGAAGATAAACCAAGATTGTTTTGGGCTCATGACCTTGCCCAAGATCCAGAAGTAGCATTTCTTAAAGAACATAAGAATATGCTAGACTTTGAAAAGATAATATTTGTCAGTAATTGGCAACAGTATCAGTATGGAGTTTATCTTGGACTTCCTTATGATCATGGTGTTGTTATTCAACACGCCATAGAACCCATTCCAGAACATGAAAAACCCAAAGACAAAATTTCTTGTGTCTATATGAGTACACCTCATCGTGGATTAGAGGTTTTACTTGGTGCTTGGAAACATCTCAAAGAAAACAATAAATCTGAAGAAGTTCAATCAGCAGAACTGAATGTCTTTTCTAGTTTTAAAATATATGACCGTGCTCACATGGATGAACAATATCGCCATGTATATAAAGCTGCTCAAGAAATGGATGGTGTCAATTATCATGGTACAGTATCTAATGATCAGATTAGAGAAGAACTTACCAAGAATCATATCATGGCATATCCATCAGTTTACATGGAAACGGCTTGTATTTCAGCAATGGAGGCTATGAGTGCAAAGTGTATGGTGGTATGTCCTAATCTTGGGGCCCTTCCAGAGACTTGTGCCAACTTTGCTTGGATGTATGGATACGAACCTGCACCTGAGAAACATATTGCAGTTCATTCACATATTCTTGGAAGAGCTATTGAGTCTTATAGAAAAGATGAGACAGCAGTTTTGTTGAGTTTACAGAAAACATATTTTGACACTTTTTACAATTGGGATATGCGAATGAATCAATGGAATCAGTTTCTTGAGTCAATCAAAATGAGAATAGAGATGGAGAAAAATGATACTACTTGATTATAGTCAAACTGTGATTGGTTCTTTCATGGCTGTGGGTAGAGGTAATCCAATTGTAGAAGAAGACCTATTAAGACATACAATACTCAATTCAATCAGAATGTTTCGTAATCAATTTGCAAAAGATTATGGAGAAATGGTTATTTGTTGTGATGGTAAAGACAACTGGAGAAAGAAAGTATTTCCAGAGTACAAAGCAAATCGTAGGAAAAACAGAGAAAATGATCCTACGGATTGGAAAACTCTCTTTGAACTATTACATGAAATGAGAGAAGAGCTCACTAAATACTTTCCATATAAAGTCATGCACGTAGATACTGCAGAGGCTGATGACATTATTGGTGTTCTTGTTGACCATTGTGAAGAAAATCCTACTCTGATACTTTCTAGTGATAAAGACTTTATTCAGTTACAAAAGTATCAAGGAGTGAGACAATGGTCGCCACTTCAGAAAAAGTTTGTAGTTGGTGATCCTGCAGAATCTCTGTATGATAAGACCATTAGAGGTGATACTGGTGATGGTGTTCCTAACATACATTCTTCCGATGATACTCTTATAACTGAAGGAAAACGCCAAACTCCTGTAACCAAGAAGAAGATAGAACTATGGAGAGGTAAAAAACCAGAAGAATTCTGTAACGAAGCCATGCTCAGAAACTACCATAGAAACAAGACAATGGTTGATTTGGGGGAAACTCCAGAATCAATTCGTATAAATATAGTAAATCAATACGATAATCAAGAAGCTGGTGATAGAAGTCAACTCTGGAATTATTTTATTGATAATAGATTGAAAAACCTTATGGATGTAATTGACGAGTTTTAATTATGACAACCAGTTTACCAAGAGTTTTTAGTGAGATTGCAGCAGCACCCACTAAAAAACAAAAGAAAGAACTATTATTAAAATATGATTGTTTTGCGCTTCAACAGATTTTAAAAGCAGCATTCGATCCAAATATAAAGTTTCTCTTACCACCGGGCACACCCCCCATAGTCAAATTTCAAGGAGACACTACCGAACCGAATCCAACTTATCTACATTTTCATATTAGAAAGTTGTATTTGTTTGTTGAAGGTCAATCCCCCAAAAATTTGACTAACATGAAAAGAGAAAAAGCATTTACAGAAATTTTAGAAGGTATACATCCTTCTGAAGTAGAACTTCTTCTACAAGTGAAGGATAAAAAACTAAAATGTAGAGGATTAACTTTTAACTTAGTAAAAGAAACTTTTCCTAATTTATTACCATGATCACAAAAAGTTTAGAAGAGAGAATAGTCAACTTAACCAAGGTTACTACAGATAATGTACAAACAACTGTAGAAGCTGAACTACGGCAATTGAAAATGGAGGCTGGAGAACCGATACAAGCTACGGTTGTTCTTGCTAAGGAAGATGATTTTCAATTTACTATGGATTGGAACAGTACCATGTCAAATTTTTCCACTACACTAGATGGAATAAAATGGTACTCTGATTTTGATTACTCCTTATACTCCCCCAAATTATGGGAAACTGGTAACATTGCCAGAGCTCCCCGCCGTGGTCGAAACTCTCCTATTTAAGTTTAAGTAAGTGGCTATCATACTTAACTCAACACTACCAAAAGAGGAATATGAAAATATTCATTGCCCTAATAGGGCTTCTTACGCTGTGGTCTGCTACGTTAAATTCAGGCTCCACAACTAAAATTTGGGTTCCGCCAACAATTCCTGACAAACAGGCAACAATAATGTCTCCATTACAAATGACTACAAATGGAAAGACTACAGTTGTACCAATGGTGAATTCAGAAGAATTAAAGTGTATGTCAAAAAATATATATTTTGAAGCAGCTATGGAATCTACCGCTGGAAAATTAGCAGTAGCACAAGTTACTATGAATCGTGTGAGATCACATCATTATCCAAATACCGTTTGTAAAGTTATTACACAAGGAAAGCATTACAGTTCGGGATTTCCAGTAAAAGACCGATGCCAATTTAGTTGGTATTGTGATGGTAAACTTGATGACCCACCTACTACTGGTTCAATGTGGAGAGCGTCACAAGAGATTGCTAAGTATGTCTTAACAACTCCTGACTTGAAAGACATAACGGATGGAGCAACCCATTATCACGCAGACTATATCAGTTCACCGCGGTGGGCAAACCCACGCCGTAGAACAGTAGAGATTGATACTCATATTTTTTATAATAAATCCAAAAGGACTAAAAAAAAGACTTGACAAGATCTTGACAAATACATGAAAGAGAATTAATTTATGCCAACGTATGATTACAGATGTGAAAAGTGTGGAACCGAGTTTGAAGATTTTCTACCCATGTCTAAAAGAACTGAACCTACAGAAGAACCTTGTGATAAACAACTTCACCGAGCAGCACCTGTTTGCGGTGGAAAAATTACACAAGTTCCTGGCCTGACTTCCTTTGCCTATGATAACATAGCATCGCCGGGGCATCCGAAAAAGCCGCCTGGATGGATGACGGATAAACTCAAAGAGATTAAGAAAAACCAAATAAAGTCAACCATGAGTTGGCATCATTGATATGAAAACATTTAATCATGTAGGTCAGCCTTTTGACTTTGAATTGAAAACTGAAAATATAGATGGAAAGAGGCACTATGT